TTCTCGTAACTCATCTGTCTACTATATGTCTAATTACAGATATACTATTTAAGTATTTTTTCGCTTAGTTGTTTTCACTATATTTAGAAATTTATATAATTTTTTATATTACATTATAATATAACACAATGTTCGATCTTACTGAGTTGGTTAAACGCGCTATCAAATATCTTATCGAGGGTCTTGTTGTGGCCCTTGCTGCCTTTGCTATCCCTAAGAAGCAGCCCAATGTGGAGGAGATCATCGTGATCGCCCTCACTGCTGCTGCTACTTTTGCTATTCTGGATGTGTTCATCCCTTCCATGGGTGAGTCCGCTCGCGGTGGAGCCGGTTTCGGTCTGGGTGCCAATCTGATTGGTGGTCTGAGACTAGCCGCATAAGCACATACCTAATATCCTATCATAAAAAATAGAAATATCTACTTTTTACGATGTTACATGGTTGTTTTACAAGAATTCTTTGATAATGCCGCATATATCCCTACTTCCCCTATATCTGCCGGTTAGTCTGTGAAGATGCATATGTGTATCAATCGGCCATTGCTTGATTTGATTACATACTTGTTCCATATCGCATCTTGCTTTGTCGTAATATGCCAGTCTCGCCTTATTTTTATCGTTTGGGTTAGTCATAACAGAGATTGTATTTATTTCGTCGCCTATATCACCGATTAAACGGCTAATATGAGTAATAAACATTTTATACATTGCTTGTTGTCGTTTGCTATATCCCAAGATGGTTGAATATATGGTATGTAGATGCATGATTGTTTCGTATACATGACGAATTCTGGATTCTTTGTGAATACACTGATACTCAAAATACACTTCATCGCACAGTCGGTCGTATTCTGTCTGTGTTTCAGAAACAAATGTGAACAGGTGATGGAGTGAACTCTCAGATTCATATGGAATATCTTCATCAGCATCCACCGAATAGGAAGTGCCTATGTCGCCATTGTTTAATTCATAGGGAGCTTCAAAATACTTAGATACACTATAATACTCATTCGTCAAGAGGCAATAGAACCCTTTGTATACCCCTCCCTCCTTCCTAGGCGTGTCGTCGTGAATGTCGCTTGTATTGGTCAACATGAGTTCAGAAAGGTATTGCATTACGCTATTTGGTTCTTCCGTTATAACTCCAAATTGCACGGTATACCCCGGGTCAGATAGTTCGGAAGGGAGGCTATTTTTATTTTCTGTAATGTAATTGCGTATTTTCGTAAGAGCATCGTGTAAGATGCGAGCGCATTTGCTATCCATAGATTTCGATAATTTACTGCAACTCGGATGATTGTCTGTCGCTTTCATACGCTGAATGAATTCGGCCTCAATCTCTTTGACTAACATAGTTGGTTTTGTAAAAGTATTTGCTTATGGTTGGTATAGTTTACTGATATACACAGGTTGTCTATAAACGTTTCAATTTTATAGACAACATAACATCAAATTACGCATCATAATAAGGACTATCTTGGATTTTCATGCCGCAATATTGTTTGGGTTCTTTTTTATAGTCGGTTGGTTTATGGATTCCGGCATCTTCGGCACATTCTAATAAGAACTTGAAGTTCTCCCAGAATTCGCTTTTGTGTCCAATGGATTTGGTCATCACGTGAGATAATTCGTGAATTGCCACGAAAGTAAGAGTATGTTTATCGATCAAATGATTATTATTTTCCTTGGTCTGGTTCAAACAGAACGCCACCTTTTCGCCCTTATTTTCACTGTACGCAGTATAAGTACTGGTAGGTAAAGTTTCCGTAATTTTCTTGGGATTGAAGTTCTCCACCAAGCGCTTTACATTATCGCGGTCCGGATATTTGTCCCCTACGTATTTGACCAAATCTTTACAGCTAGTAGTCACCTCAGCTAATAAGTCTGCTGCTTTGTTTACTTCATTCCGGTCACGTACGCAATATTTGTTTCCGTCCACATCAGATACCACACATTTTAATTTGAAACTCTCAATATTATCGTAATAAATATAGTAACTTATAAATAAAACGAGGATTATCATCACCCATCCTAAAGTGTCTGAAGATGCCATTATATATAATGTGGGTATATTTCTCAATAATAACAATAATATTGTAAGAATACTATTGATATTGAATGTTATTGATTACGTGTATGCAACTAGCACTTAACGCTGACCAAGCTCAAGAGGAGTGCGGGCAAGGTCGGGCTCGATGGTGCTGGTCATCCAAGGTCCAACGTCCTTCTTGGCAATGACAGGGTCAGAGCGAAGTTGAAGGTTGGCGTTTCTCATGGTCTGACCAACAGTGTCAAGTCCGATGTGGTGACCGGCCTCAAGCATATCGCCACCGGCAACACCCTCAGAGGTCATCACGTTAGGATTAAGCTCAGCAAATTTACTGTTCTCGTCCTTGGGAAGTAAATCGGCAGGATTGGCCACATTTTGCATCTCGTATCCAGCAACGGGAGCATTATTAGGCTTGACCTCACCCTCTACCTCCTTAGGGTCCTCAATAGACACCTTTTTCTCGGCAGCAACACCAGTCTCCATGTTGTCGCGGACAAGAAGCTTGCCGTTATTGTAGGTATAAAGGGCACCGACCAGAATAATTAGCAGAAGAGCCCACATAATAATGGTGGTCTTATCTTTGGTGAAGAACTTTGCGAGTCCAGATTGAATTTTTTTGAACATGCTTACTTATATATAAACGCTTGATAAAATTATTTGCACTATAATTTTTATAAATTCCTAAAATGATGGAACTGTAGTTTGAAAAAGTCATTACTAAAACTTTACACTTCACTTATATTCTCATCACTATCACTTTCAGGAAGGTCATTGAGCATATGAGTATTTTTTATATTTCTTGCTTCTAAATAACAATTGAGCGCAATTTCCTTCGCCATTTTTGCTTTTCTTCGTGCTTCGTAATACATTTCATAATAAATATCATTACGTTCTTTTAATTGAATCGGTTCGGCCTGGTCCAAATTATCCAATGGGAAAGTGACTTCTTCCATTTCATTTGAAGTTGTCTCAAAAGGTTCTTCCATAATTTCTAATTGTTCTCCTAAACTTTGATGAGATTCCATGTTTTCTACTTCAGAAATCTCGTTTTGTGGAATATCAAAAGTGTCATTTATTTCGCGAGTTTCAATTTCTTCTTGTTTATCGGTAATTCCTAAATTATATGAGATATCCAGAGGTACTTCTGGTATATCTTCTGATAGAATGTCGATATTTTCAGTATCTACTGTAAGTGGTTCGTCAACCGTTTCAACAATTACCTCTTGATTGTTGGTTTGTAAATCATCTTGTAACAATTTTGTTTCGTCATCCACTTTTGTTATTTGTTCCATTGGTGGTGTTACTTCTTCGTCTTCCTCGATGGAAAGTTTTACAGAGAGATTGTCTTTCTCAGGTACAGCATTCTCACCATTATTTTCCACCTTAAATAAGCATTTATCGAAAGGATTGGTTGGTTTGACAATCATCAATTGCTTTGTTTCCATTTCGATTTGAAAGTTGCGAGTTCCACATTTAATGCCCTTTATTTCTAAAATACACATTATTTGTGTAGTGTCACTAATGTCATCCACGGATACTTCATTCTCGTCGCTATCATACACTTTTACTGCAGGTAAACCTAGTGTAGTCGCAATACCAACACGTAAAATATAATATTTCCCTGAACGGAAAATTCGAAACGGTGATGAAAAATAGTTCTCAATATCATCTTTTTCCATATCACCGTCAAACCACTTCGCGCGATTATTATAAATGTAACCAACCGACGTTTCTTCTAGTTTTTCCATCCATTGAATGAAATCTGTATCCTCATTCGTAAACAGCAAATCTATATAATGTTTTTTAGACACACTGATAATGCCTTGTTTCGTTAAAGATTGTGGAGGTTGAACATACAACGATTGTTCATTCGCTTTGTATTTCATAAAATAGTTACCATTTCCAACCCGAATAGGCGAGCTCAATGATATTCTTTGAAAATCGAACTGTTGAAAAGTCTTATTTCCACGATAAATAGTCTGCATGAACCAATATTATATAATCAACGATTTCTTTATTTATGTTATTAGACGAATCTATTCGTAAAAATAAACAATAAAAAATAAAGGTCTAAATAAATTATGGGAACCATCAAAGAAACATTTTTATCATTTTTCAAAGACAAAGAAATGAAACAAAATATAAAAGAGGTTCTACGACCAGTCACTGAAATTGTTTATAATGAAATCTATATTTATGTCTGGGGTATTTGTTTTTTTAACTGCTTCTTATTCATTATCATTTTGGTTAATTTGTTCTTGTTATTAAAAATGTCCAACAAACTTGTATTATATGAAACCATACTTCCAGTATAAATATAATATTAGACACTATTATACTTACAAATAGTGTGCATTTATTTGTGTAAGATAATATGTATTGATTTAGTAAATACATATGGACTCTCAAACACAACTCGTCGAGAAATATAATAAAAATAATTTGACTGAAAACGTACAGAAGTGGGTTTTTATCGAAGGAAAACTCAAGGAAGTCAATGAAAAAACGAAGAAGATGCGCGAAATGAAGACACAATTAGGTAAAAACATTTGTAATTATATGACTGAGAATAATCTGAATAGTCATATCGAAATCAGTGATGGTGAACTACGTTTTTTTGAAAAGAAAGAATACACCACGCTATCGTTTGGGTATATTGAAAGATGTCTTCACGAAATTATTTCTGACGACACCCAGGTGGATTTCATTATCAAGTACCTGAAGGACCAACGTGAAACAACCACATCTTTAGATATAAAGCGTCATTATAACAAGTAATCGTAGTTTATAATACAAAATTGATTATAAAATAAAAAAATGTATAAAATTCACATTATACAATGGTTGCTTTCTTCATAGCATTTATCATTATATCCACTATTATTTGCGTCTTTTGGATATATCTTATAAATTGTGTAGATAATCACGAGAACGAATATGAAATTGAAAATGAAGTAAACTCCCCATTGTAAGTAAGATTTGAATATAATTTTATCTAGGAATAATATAAATGGACCAAATAATTACACAATACCAGTACAACAGTGATAAAACCATTGGCGGATATTCATTAAAAGAATTCATGGAAAAGAATCAAACTCTTTACGGTGGAGATACCCCGTCATATATATCACAATCGTCCGAACGTTTCAAAGACCTCGTTATTCCAGCTGGATTTGTTATGCAACCACAAGGAGGTTGTTCAAGTATGAAAACAAAGGCAACCAAAGTTCTTACCATTCCTAACCAGATGTTCGATACTATGTTTGGTAATGTATCTAAGCAACGTAAACACAATAAAACCAGAAAACTTCGTCAGAATCAATAATCAGAGCAATAATTTTTGTTTGTCTTTACAAACATTCATAAGATAATTGATATACCTCAATGATACAAATGCTTTATCGATTGATTCATTGATCAGAATAGGGTCACTTTCATACAACTTGGATTTATATTGAACACGTGTATTGTTCCATACAAAATTCCCTAATTTATTTCTTCGAATAAGATGGTCTATGTATCGTAACGAAATATGTTGACGAGGGTTGCGAAAATGGGGGTCGTAAGACCCATATTGGTATCCCATATATCTACATAGTTGGAGTTTTGTCCTATATAAGATAAAAATTTGTTTTCGTGTCATAGCACAATACGAAAACAAACTTTTATATATAATTACATTTATGTGTTATTTTTATTATTTTACACCGGGGGCATTTTCTGAAGAAAATTAAAGAATTCATCCATACGTAATTCCATATATTTTCTAGGTATCTGAAATTCATTATCTTTTTTCATTAACTTATATTCTTGGTATCGATTGACTAATATTTCGCGACATTGTATCAAGACATTCAATTTCGTTATTGGTTGTTCATGATAATCAAACAATGCACCCTTGGCCCGCATTAGCAAATAATCGTCATACTTTATAACATCTTCAGATACCTTTGTTGGTGTCGCCTTGATATACCCATTGTATCCCGCATAGCACGGAATACACATACAAATACATACACTTATAGTAAATATAGATTCGTTGAGCATTGCTTTACTATTGTTTCGTTCATCTGTGTATAACTCCATTCACAAAACGTAATTCAATTTTCTATCTATAAATAATCTATATATTGCGCGTTAACTACTTGTAGGTTACATTATCATCGTATTCAGATAGGGAATTCATTTGACTTTCATATAATCTCTATTATATGAAAATTGCGCTACCATTATAACTGCGTTTTATACATTACTTAATATTTTGACCAACGTTTCTTGTTGTATGAATTTACACGTAACATTTCGTCCGCATTGTCCTTCCATTTTTGAATTTTATCTTGTCTCTCTTTTTCTTCTTTACTTGGAGGAAGCTCGGGAATTTCATTTGCTTTCATGCGGTTCAAATCGTGGTCACTTGGTTTGGGTTTTTTACCATAACAGTTGACGCCAAACTTAATATATGGATTCGCAATATGTCCACCGTTTACACCCGGACGTCCGCAATTGTTTTTATGTTTCTCTGATTTTTGTAATTTATCCCATGTTTTCTTTTGAGTGGGAAAAAACGCCATTTGATTCGCAGACCACCCATAACTGCACCATTCCGCTCCATTGTTATATGCTTCTTCCACTTGGTCGTACGTTGCTAATTCGGCGTCATAAATACTACATACTGCCTGAGCATCTTCATAAGTAAAAGAATTAGTAGAAATATTAAACACTTCGTCTTGTGGTGCTGGAGGCAGACTTCCACTGATATCTGTTGATACTAACACTTCTTCAGGTGATTCTCCCAATATAGCACGTTTGATGGCGTCGATACTGTCGGTAATGGAAATATCGAGAATATGTTTGAAGAAACTAATGAAAATAATCATTACAAAACTGCCAACAAGTACCGTTTCTATAATTGCAATACTAATAGGTTTGTTTTCCTTAGTCATAGGAATACCGAATAGATAGACTACCAAGTACAAACCGAGTAATATGAAACCAGACGAGAAAATAGAATTTGCATCATCTAAATACTCGACCACCCAATTGTAAAAGTTACTAAAATCTTCTTCGTTCAGAATATTTCCGGATTTGCTGTTGTAATAAAAGATGCCCCAGAATATCAACAACCCGAATAATACAATATCAACCATCTTTCCAATAAAACCATTTACTGGGGACTCATTTGAAGAATCGCCAAATAACCTTCCTAAAAGCAAATATAATACAACGACAATACCTGCGAAAATCATTAACATCGTGGTAGAATCCATTGAAAATGAATTGTCCGTTGCAACATCTTCCTCATTAGTGGGAGTATCTTCTACATTCGCAGGTTGTAATGGTTTATTTTCTGTAATAGTATTTATGGTGTCATTATCAGATAGAACATTATTAGACATATCAATCATTTCACTCATATTATAAGTTTCAATATAATATAACGAACTATATTTTTTACGTTAAACTATTTTTTCGACGATAAAATAAACAATATGCGTGGGGAGTTTTCAATAGATTTTCGCTTGAAACTTTCTGAATGACTTCATCATCAAAATGATTCCACTCATTGCGACTATTTTTGACAAATGATGTATAGTGACCATTATTCATACCCCCAATATGATTTATAATACCGTATAATTCGTAGACGTATTTCTGTGGAGTATAACCACTCATATATGTACTCATATCGAAATCGTCTATCGGAAAATCTATATTATGTTTAATCTTTTGTCCCATCGGACTAAATCTAGATAAGTTTACTACAAACACACGAGGAATGTCCCAAAAACCAGATTCCATGTATACGTCCTCTTTTTGTTTGGTTTCTTCATTATACCACGCATTATCTCCAGTCAATCTCTCAGGTGTTAAATATGTTTTGATACACTGGTCCAATGTGTGTAATTCATTGTTATTATCCAATACGGGTAGATTCAATAAAAAAAACATTTCAGGTTTGATACTATGCACTTTTTTTGTAGTCATAGACACTATTTTTCGAAAGGATAAACCATAAAATAAATCAAGCATTTCTGAATATTCTTTTTCGTATATTTCCTTTTTAGTTTTGTAACATTGTAATGCTAATTTATCTACATCGTTATTGGGATCTCCATTGATTGAAAATGATACTTCTCTACTTGCGCTCTTGTGTATGATTTCCAAGAAAAACATAACAAACTCACACGAGTCATTCTGTGAAAACCCGCTAAAAAGTGTATACCCTTTTTTCTGAGCAATCGCGCGAACAAAATGAATAAATCGCTGTGGACTCAGCTTCCCATTTTTACTCCACATTATATTTTGTAGGTCATTCCACTCTTTCGTAATGAGACCATCCTCATCATTTTTTAGATGTTTTTGAAATGATTTACTATGTATTGTATCATGAAGTTCATATGTATTGCCTAGGATTTGTATGCAAGCATTGATATAACAAGTATTACCCAAATTATGTAATCCAATTAATCCTTTCTCATTATATCTTGTTAAATCCATATAGATATTATTTTCTACACTAATATTATCTTTACATCGTTTGGTTTTATTATAAATGTCTCATCTGAACCAATCTAACACACAAGGAATTGATTCTCTTTTAGAGAGTATTGTGAATTTGTATACAGACGAAATAAACGCGGAACAGTCTGCTCGTCAAAGAGCCCGAACGAATTATCCCTTATCATTTAATATACAACGACCTAGACAACAACAGCCATTTACGCAACAATCATTTCATCGAAACGAAAATACTACACCTGCACCTGCACCTACACCCATACATTCTCCGGGTCAGCAAAGAACGAATCAACACTATTCCGCTTATTTATCACTTATTCATACATTGCGTGAAATTGGTTCGCAATACAATAACAATATGCGCGAATACAATACAAATGTTCGTCAAATATTGACTATTGTAAATGACATACGTCAAGATATGCAAACGCAGAACACCACTCAACACCCCAGTCAAAACACCCGTCAAAATTCTCCTCGTATGCCAAGACCCGAACATTCTCGTTTCTATGACGGAACATTTGGACAATCTCGTTCCACAAGGCCCAACCAAAATCGTTCATATCATAGAGATACTGGAAATCAGTCCAATAATAACTTGTTTGATTTATTATTTCAATCAGTTCCTTTGCCTGCACCAATGGAAAATGTGATTGTTCGTCCAAGCGAAGAACAAATTAGAAATTCAACTCGTTCAATTATTTATAGTCCAAATAATACTCATATCAATAATAACACATGTCCCATTACTCTCGAACCATTTGAAGAACAGCAAATGTTAACACAAATTATGTATTGTGGCCATGTTTTTAGTCAGGAAGGCATTAACCGGTGGTTTGAAGGTAATGTTCGTTGTCCTGTATGTAGATATGATATTCGTAATTACAATGCGCGTTGTCGACAATGTAGACGCCCTTTACAAGAATACGGAACTCGTTGTACTTATTGCACAGAAGGACGCGCGCATCAAGAAACGCAAGAAGAAATGGATACAGAAGACAATGAGGAACCACCTATACCAGAACCACATGAAGTCTCAGATGATAGTTTGGAACGGTCAGAAGATGTGAGTATGAATCCATATCAAGTTATATTGAACTATGAAATACGAACACCAGAATTCTTGTATAATAGTGCAGATATATCTTTCAATATAGGTACGTAAATCATACTTTTCATATTGAGTATTTTTCGAATATTCAATATGAATACGTGGACATCTATTTTATTCTATAATTGCTTCCCAGTCCATAAATAATCCACCGACTACTACATTATAACCATATTCGTAATCCGTATAATTTTTATTGTATTCGTCTAACATGAATTGTTTATTTATCATACTATCGTTATCATTTCTTAATTGCTCTAACAATTGTTTTTTTTTCAATGATTCGGCGAATATGGGTATAAATTCGGTTGTATTTTCGATGTAAGGATATCTATGGTCGATACCGTCTCTATTGATATAGGTTGCCGAGTTCATCAAAGAATCATATTTGCCCCTGCTAGTCATATCTACCGAAATACTTTGATATTTTCCTCTACCAAATACTTCATTTAATGCAACACCATTATACAAGTTGCATAATACCGAAATTACAAGAAAAAAATACATTGGGCTCGTAGTAATATATCATATAGTATGTTATTTATATAATTAACATAATATATTATTGCTTCATAAGAACACACATATTGTTTATTTCGCATTATTTGAAGAACATATCGAGTGTTTGTATCTTATTTTTACTATTATAAATTTTTTGTAAAATGTTATCAAACAATAACACTTTGATTTTCGCACTACTGATCTTCTCGCGTTTTTTCATAAACAGTTCCAAATCATCTCCGCATTCATCTTTCAATTTGTCTACGTCTTTGCGATACATCTTGATAGCAGACATTTTCTTTTGCATCGTCCAAATATCTTCTACGGCCAATCCGAATAACTGTTGAAGCGGTTTCATCAACTGATTTGTAATATAATGCGTATAATCAATCTGAACTTTGTTATCAATAATAAAATCCGGCGTTTCGATTTTGTCGCCCTGTAGTGCTTTCGGTTTGTCGTTAACTACAAACACAAAACGCATTCTATCGCCAGGTCTTGGTTTGTTTCCAGGGTCACGTTCACCAATGCGGTCTGCTAGAACCCGGTGACCGATTTGTTGTGGATTCTTATAATCACTTCGTAGCGCCTTTGTAATCGTCAACTTGTCCATTGATACTTTACCATCAATCAAATTCGTCAATGACTCATTTAAATAGG